TAATAGCGGAGTATGATGACCAATTAGAAGTTATCAACAAATACTTTGAACAAGACCCATTAAAACCCATATCAAACTAGTGCCTGTTTATACTTTTTATAATAAGAAAACCAAGAAGGAATATGATGATATGATGTCTATTTCTGAAATGGAAGAATATTTAAACAAGAATACCCATATTACACAGGTAATCAAAGGAATAAATATTGTATCCAGTACAGGTGAGAGAACAGGTAGAACAGATAGTGGATGGAAAGAAAATTTAAGTAGAATAGCAGAAGCTCATCCACAAAGTGATCTAGCAAAAAGATATGGTAAAAAATCTATCAAACAATCTCAAACAGAAAACGTAATAGCAAAACATAAGAAAAGATTACGAGGTAAAAAATAATGGCAGACGACATACCAGATTATATGCGAGGGTTTGACCTTGATGATGATTGGGGTATTACACCAGTTACATCAACACCCACAAAAGAGCCTACAGTAGATCCTAAAATTATAGAGAATAACAATTTAGAATTATCAAAAGTAAAAGAAGACGTTGGTGATATAAAGTCAATGATGAATGAGATAATGCAAATTGTGGCCGATAAAGAAACTGTAACTAAAACATCTACAGACGAAGAAACTGAAAAAAGATTTAAAGATTTAGAAAAGGTTATATTACCATTTTTATATAATCTATCTAAAAGTGACGAGCCTTATATACATTGGCCAAATAGAAAACCAATACTAAAGGCACAAATAGAGAAAATCTTAAAATTAACAAGGAGTTGATATGATAGCGAAAGCAAAACATAAAGAACTTAAAAAACAAGTAAATGAAGTTGAAGAAGTTAGAAATAATGATAGATCAAGTACAAGTTGGTTTCAATTAAGAGAACTCAAAAAGTTAAAATTAAAAGCAAAGGAAAAGTTAAATGAAATTAAGCAATAATTTTAGTTTAAAAGAACTTACAGCTTCACAGACAGCTACTCGTATGGGTATTAATAATAATCCAAGTGAAGACCATATGAATAACTTAAAATCTTTATGTGAAAATGTTTTACAAAAAGTAAGAGATCATTACGGTAAAGTTGTATCGGTATCAAGTGGGTATCGTAGTCCAGAGTTGTGCCTAAAGATAGGCTCAAGTATAAATTCACAGCACGCTAAAGGGGAGGCGGCCGATTTTGAGATATTTGGATTAAGCAACGCTGAACTATGTAAATACATAGCTAACAATCTGGAATTTGACCAATTAATTTTGGAATACCATAATATTGATGAACCAAATAGTGGGTGGATTCACTGCTCATATAAAGCTGACGGTGAAAACCGAAAACAGATTTTAAGAGCGTTTAGGGATGAAAACGGTAAAACCAAATACGAATCTTACGATCCAAAGTGAAAAGAGAAACGGGAAGAGATTAGAAAATCTCCCGATTTAATTAATAGTCATTTGATGGATTATAGATCCACATAAGGCTTGACAGATGATGAAAATTATGTTATATTATAATAATACAATAAATGAAGGTGAAATATTATGGCAAAAAAAGAATTTAAGTTTAAAGATTTAGACAAAACATTACTTCCTAAAACCAAAGGCATGAAAGTTGATGGTTTTAGATTTTACAATATAGACGGTAAAAACTATCCATCAGTTACAACAGTATTAGGTCAACTTAAAAAAGATGGCCTACAAAAATGGCGTGATAGTATTGGTGAGAAAGTTGCTCAATGGGAAATGGGTAGAGCGGCTCGTAGAGGTAAGGCAACCCACACTTTAGTTGAACAATATATCAAAAACGAAACACCATCTATCCGTGATGTGTTACCGTTAGGTTTATTTAAACTATTAAAACCTTACATAGATCAAGTAGATAACATACACTTATTAGAGGCAATTATGTATAGTAAAAAACTAACAATTGCTGGCCAAGTGGATTGTGTGGCAGAATATAATGGTAAGTTATCTGTAATTGATTTTAAAACAGCAAATAAAGAACGACAAGAAAGTTGGATTGACAATTACTTCATGCAAACAACGGCCTATGCTCATATGTATGAAGAAACTTTTGGTACACCAATAGAACAAATAGTTATTTTATTAGCAAGTGAAGATGGTACTTCTCAATGTTTTATTAAGGAAAAGAAAGATTACGAACAAGACCTTATGAAAGCAATTGATGGCTTTTATAAATATTATGAAGAACTAAACAAAGATAAAATACAAGCAAGTTAATTAAAAAAGTGGCCTCATTTTATCATTAAGATAGGCATATGAAAAGAATAATCATAGGTTTTTTACTACTTTGCACAAGTGTATTTGCTAATGAAGAATTAACATACGATTTATATTGGCAAGAAGCACCTGTAGTTTGTGGTAAACCACCAGAAATACAAAAATATATTTCAGATGAGGATTTTAAACCTGTACATTTAAGTTTGGGTAGAGCATCAAGTTTACCAGACGGTGAACCTGTTTATTTGATAGCATATTATGAAAATGATGACCAAATATTAGTAACAGTTGATGTTGCTGGTGCTACTGAAACTTGTATATTGTTTAGATCATTTGATAAATCCGAAGTATTAGAATAAACTTGACAAATTAAGGCCAATATGTTATATTGGTAATGTTATAACTGTGGTGGTGAAAGCTAGCGTTAGTAACCACTCAAAAAAAAGGTGAAAATGAATAGTAAAGAATTTAGTTTAAAAATAGAAAACATAGTCAAAGAAAAAAAGTGTTCACATATGGACGCTGTAATTTTATATTGTGAGGAACTAGAAGTAGATCCTGGCACAATAAAAAATCTAATATCAAAATCATTAAAAGAAAAAATTAAGTTAGAGGCCACTAATAAGAGGATGCTGAAGTATCCTAAATGTGGTCAATTGCCTATTTAATTATGTATGGAGGGTTTGATGTATTTAAAGTTTATCTCGGAGTTAAATTACACTTTACAACTAAAACTTATGATTATGTTAAATATGATGGAAAGGTTAACTGTAAACTTGAAACGTTTACAAAAAGAAATGATAGATATTTCTTTCACAAGTTAAGTAAACAATATGGACAAGATAATATACTTGATTTCTTTGTTGCTAACTTTGCTTCAGATAGCAAGGGATGGATTGGTAATCTTTTACAAAAAGATGGTAAAGATGTTTATTTGGATTATAAAAAACGTAAAGAGGCTTTTGCCTATCACTTTAGAGATGATTGTGTACGTATTAGTGATGACTTTCTCTCTAATAATATTTCTTTTGATGATGGTTTCGTTTGCCGTGGCGGACAACATCCTAGATTGTTACGCCTACTTATTCAAAAAAAATTATCATCACAAACCGCAATCGTGCTTGACCACTTTTTATCGTTTAGTAAGAATTGGTCTAAAGAGATTACCGAGAAAGTTGTATGGCCTAAAATCTCATCTACGCTTACCAGATTAAAACCTTTTATTAGGTTTAACGAAACAGAATGTAAAATGATTATGAAAGATGTGTTTTTAAACAAATGAAAATAGTAATTATATTAATTTTTATGTTAACAGTTGGTTGTTCACAAAATAATAAAGAAATAAAGTGGAATGATCCTGGTTTTACAGTTGTGAGAGCCATTATAACAAACGGAATGAGTCTTGGCAAATGAAAAGAGTATTTTGTATTGGTAATGGTGAAAGTCGTAGAAGTATTGATTTAAGACAGTTAAGAGAACATGGTAAAATATACGGTTGTAATGCCTTGTATAGAGATTTTACACCAGATGTTTTAGTAGGTGTAGACCAAGGTATAATGCACGAGATATATCATAGTGGTTATTGTCATAATAATCAATGTTACTTTAGAAACTGGTCAAAAGTGCCTGCTGAACTATTTGATAATATGATAAAGGCCGGTGCCACAGATGAAGATTTAAGATTGGCAAGAGAAGAAGGTGCCTTTTATGAAAACAAAAGAACACCAAAAACCAATCAGTTTGTAATGCACGGTTCAAGTGTGGCAGGTGTGGCTCATGTTGTAAGAAAAGATAAATCAAAACACAAAAAATATGTACAACAAAAGTCAATTAAGATTTCTTGGATAAAAGATAATGACAAGTCAAATTGTATCAATGATGTATTAGAAGATAAAAAAGATCCAGGTTGGGCAGCAGGCCCTATTTCTGGTTATATTGCCTGTTTAAAAGAACAACCAGATGAAGTCTATCTAATAGGCCATGATTTAAATAGTACAACTGGTAAAGTTAATAATATGTACAAAGGCACACAAAACTATGTTTTACCAGACCACGCTCCCACACCAAGTGTCAATTGGGTGACACAATGGAAACAGACATTTTGGGATTTTAATGGTAAAAACAAACACAGTAGAGTACAGTTTTTTAAAGTCAATCCTGATATGAGGGATGCTAATTCTGTCAACAGTCCCATATTAGAATGGGACGGTACAGTTAGAAACCTACAGTATATTGATATGAAACAATTTATAAAGAACTTTAATATCAAATGA